AGTTAAGTCTATTTCATGTAATTCTTTAACTAAATGATTATATAAATCTTCTGAACATGATTCAAATGGACTTTGTTTATAACTATGATCTGAATGTGGAAGTATACTTAATCCATGATAAGTTTCTTTATTATCCCACATCCATTTTCCAACTTCATCCCACTCTTCATTTTTAACAGTTATGGTAGCAGACACATTATGATAATTAGGTCCTTTTCTATGTCCTTTTCTTACCCATTCTAGATTATACTCTTTAGTTCTTTCTAATAAAGTTAATGCAGATTCTGTACGAATATGTGCAGTTGTTGGGGATTTTTGAGGGATGCTTATAACTGCTGTATCATGGGGTCTGAATAATTCATCTTCTAGTAAGTTTGGATGGTTTTTAGAAAGATATTGGTATATACTATCATTTTTACCCACTCTTACTCTTCTGATATAAAAATGATCATGATATGCATGAATTCCACTAGATGTACCTAAAACTAATGAGCTAGTACCTGCTGGTTTAACTACTGTACATCTGGCAGCTTTATTAATTCCTATTAATTTAGCAACTCTTTCATTTTCTTTTACAACAATTTTTGCAGCTTCTTCTTTATTTAATTTATCTAAAGTACCACTTGCAATACCTGTAATTCCAACACCAATTAAAGCATCTTTTTCAGTATTTTTCTTCCAAATATCTCTTAAGTAGTAAAAATCAGTATAACTTGCTTGTAATGTATTAATAAAAGAAGCATCTTTTGATCTTTGATTAAAATCATCTTGAGATTCTATATTCCCACCATTAATTTCTACTAAATTACAAAATGTGTTAGGTCTTAATGATGTTTCAACACATGGGTTAGTTCCATATTCAGGATCATTAGTAAAATACATACCAGGTTCTCCAGCACCACTTGCTTTAATTTTTTCCCATAAATTATTAAATTCTTCCTCTTTAATTCTATTTAATACTATTACAGCACTATTATTTGCTCTAGCAAAATGTGGATTTAATTCCCACCAATTTCCTGATTTACAAGATAACATTTCTTCATCATCAAATGTAAATAAAGCTATCATAGCACTTCTTCTAATCCCACCACTTAAAACAGAATCTGCTATATGACACATAATAGAATGACATTCAATAGAACTTAATCTTTCTCCATTTTTCTTACTTTCTAATATTTGTTCAATTTCAAATAAACATCTTTTTAAAGGTTCTGGACCTGGTGCTTTTGATCCACTTGTTATTAATCTTGCTCCTTTAGCTCTAATATCTCTAAAGTCAAATCTTGGTTTTGGTTTTCCAGTAAAATAACTATTTAACAAAGCTTTAACAGCATCAGCCCATCCATGAATTGAGTCTGCTACTAAATATCTTTTATCTTTTGAAGGTTTTTTAATATCAGGTAATTTATCTATATGATGTTGTTGTATAGAGTATCCAAATCCACAACCACTTAGTAATAAAAACATACCTTCACTAAATGCTCTATAGTCATCTATAGGACAGTAAGAACAGTTAAACATTCTTGCATTGTTTACTTCCATAGGTACACCTGCAAATTGTAAACTTCTCATTGCTGGTAATATTTTTTTAGTATATATTGATCTTTCATATACACTTTCAATTTCATCTTTTAATAATGGAAATTTATCTAGATGCATTTGTTTATTTCTATCTATTATTTCCTTAAATGTTTCTCTTCGTTCCATATATGGTAAATACTTAGAGTATTTCATAAATGTAACTATTTCACTAAGAATTTCTTGTTCTAATTGCATTTTTATTTATATTTTGTTTTTTTTATGTGTTTATAAATATTTAATTTTTAAAACTCCACTTAAACCCACCGGCTGTTTTTTGTTTATTAGCACAACATGAAGATATATCTGATGGGAGAATTTTTAAAATATTTCCTGCTTCCTTTTGAGAAGACCACTCTTTAATAAATATTCCTTGAAGTGAATATTGAAGAATACATTTGGATCTTCCACTAATCTTAATGTATTTATCTATCTTTAAAGGATAATTTTCTATTTTATATCTCCATTGAAAACCACCAGCACTACCCTTATTTCTTTTAGCACATTTACTTATATCTGATAAGTTTATATTAAAGTATTTAGAAATTTGAGTGAGAGAATCCCATTCTTTAAGAAAATTTCCCTCTAAATCATATTGAATTGTAGGAATACCCATCTTAAGTTTAGTTTCTTCAGATTTTGTTCCTCCTTTTCCATCAATTAGTTCACAGAATAAACAATTACCCCATCCTATATCTATAGTACAACATAATTTATACCATAATTCTTTTTTATCTAATTGACTTATAGGACATTCTTCTATTATTTCAAATGTGTGGTTATTAATTCCATAAAACTTTAAAGAATTATATATTTTAGGTTGTTGTTTAATAGATGATTTTAACTTTTTATATTGATTCCATCTATTAAAAATGTCTATACTTTGCCCTATGTAAATCTTATTTGTTGGAGAAGTGATTTTATAAATCCCTGAAGTTTTAGGAATTTCTTGAATATTTATCATCGTTAATAATTTTGTTTAGCGACTATAAATATTATTACTTCTAAGGTCTCTAAATAGAGACCTTATTTATATTATAGAACTTTTCTTTTAGGTATTGTTTATCATCTTTGTTTAATGCTTTTATATCTTTTAAATCATCTTCATCTTCATCAAATTTATTTAACAATTCCATATGTCCTGTTGATGTATCAATTGTTATATTAAATGTAATACCATCTGCTCCATTTCTATTACCTTCAATTGAGAATCTACCAGTTCCATTCACTTTATCCCTTTTCTTTCTTTGTAGTGAGAATGATATATCACAAATCATAAGTTTTTTATATGAACCACTTATTTTAGTTATATCACCAACTTCATCATTACTAGAACCCCTACCCATTTGACTTGGACTCATTAAAGCAATTTTTCTATTAACAGCAATACCTCTAGCTTCTGTGTAAATATCTCCTTCGTTTTCATGTGAGGTATTTCTATGTTTTTTACTAGCCAATAAATCTAAATAATCTATTATTACTAAATCAGGAATAAAATCATGGTTGTGATTTAACTTATCTAAATGGTTTTCTATAGTTGTTAATGTTGCTTTGCCTGATCCGAATTCCTTTACTATTAATCTTCCAGGAACTTCTAATAATATTTTTTCAACTCTTTCTCTATTATTTTTAATTTCATTTACTGGAATACCTGTAATATAAGCATCAATTCTATTACCAACATAAACTTCATTTAATTCAAGTGTGTAGTATACTACATTAAATCCTTTTAATAGAGCATTTCCAGCTATTGCTACAGTAACCCAACTTTTACCCATTTTATTACCACCTAGAATAACACCTAACTCTCCCATCCCCATTCCTCCATTTGTTATATCATTAATATCTTTCCATGGGTAAGGTACTACTTTTCTCTCACTATTTCTAAATCTTTCTTCAATATCTAATAAATATTCATGACCAATGTTCTTATCTTCACCAACTTTCATGGCATTATTAATAAGAGTTTTAATATCTTCATAATTACCATTCTCTAATAATTGAACACTGTTTAAAATAGCTTTTTTCATAGCTTGATTAGTACAAAAAGATGTAAATTCTTTTTCTACCCAATCAAGGTCTTTTGATTCTTCAATTATTTTATATGAACTTTTAATAGTTTCTGATACTGCTAATTTAAGAACATCATTATTAATTTTTTTACATTCTGAAACTATAACATCTACTGTTGGAACTGTGTGATATTTTTTAAAGTAATTTAATATATATTCTAAAACCCATTTTTGAGAGCTATCTTCAAAATATTCTGGATCTAATGAATCATGTAAATTAAGTAGTGTTTGTTTATTATTTAGTAATAATCCTAATATTTTTAAAGGAAAATTTCCACTATATTGTTGTAATTTTGAAAGACTTAACATTTGTTGCGTAAATTTTGATTATTATTTTGTAAATCTTATAATTATAAGCTTTTGTTATTTTCATAAAATTCTAATTGTTGAAATAAATTAACCCAGTTTTCTACATTTCTTATAGATTCCCCTAATAAATCTCCATAATATAATTGTAAAAATAAAGATTTATTAAATTGATTTTGAGTTGATTTTTCAATTAACTCAATATTTTCAGGGGAAACGTTATATTCTCTTAAATTCATTAGAGTATAGTTGATTTCACATTGTTTTTTACGCTCTAATATTGTTTGAAATAATTTATGATCTTCTTTTTGACTTTTTTCAAAAACCTCATTTAAAGTAAAAACTTTTTCTTTTTTCAATTCAGGAAATAACTTTTCTAATTTTTTAGGACCTAACCCATTAATCCCTGGTAAGTTATCACTAGCATCACCCATTAACATTTTCATTATTAAAAAATTATTTGGGTGAATACTATATTCTTTTATAACATCATCTACTCCATATGTTTTTTTCTTTGTTGGAGAATATACTTGGATTTTGTTATTAGTAAGTTGTAAAAAGTCTTGATCAGCAGACATAATAGTTACTTGTTTACATTCTTCTATTTTAGAATATTTTTCTGCTAAATAAGCTATTTTATCATCTGCTTCTAATCCATCAACTGATAATAAAGTTAGGGGAAGTAATTGCATATATTGAATTAATCTTCCTAATTGATTAGATATAGATTCATTTTCTTCTTCTCTTGTTGAAAAAGTACTATATTTGGTTAACCTATGAATTCCTCTATTAGATTTATATTCTGGGTATAGATTTTTTCTATTATTTGATCCACCTTGCCCATCAAAACAAATGATTACTTTTGTGGGGTTAATATTTTTAATAGCATAACCTAATGATAACATTGACCCTATAAGCCCACCAAGATGATGTCCTGTAGTGCTTGTTAAATTAGTGGCACAAAAGCTTCTTAAAAATAAATTTAATCCATCAACTAATAATATATGTGTATCTTGAGTTTTATTTATTTCTTCTTGTTTTAGATTTTTTAATAAATCTGTGTATTTTTTGAGCATTTAATATATTTTAAAGAGCCCCTAAGTAGAGGCTCTTTTTTTTATTCTTCTAAATTACTTTCTTCATCTATTGATAGTAAAGGTATATTTTTAGTACTTTCTTCCCATTCAGATTTATCTTCTATGACTTCAAATTCACCTTCTACTAATATATTAGCCCATTCAGAAGAATGTTCTGTTTTATATTTTTTAATAGATGAATCTGTGTCTTCAATAAATCCATGAGGTGTAACTACTACAATTGATTTTGTTTGAATACCTGTTATATGATTTTTATCAACAGCTATTTTAGTTTTTTTAGCAAATTCAACATCTTTCCCACCTTTTACAGCTTTTATTTTAGAAGTTCCACTATTAGTAATATTTCCAAATGTTATTGCTATAGAAGCATCCCAATACATAGCATTACCACATTTATTGGTCATTTTAGGTTTAGACATAGGTCCTTCAGCTGGCATAACACCAACTTTATTAATAATAAGTAAAGAATTAGTATATGGATAATTTTCCTTTCTACTCATTGGAAATCTTTGATTAATAAAATTACCAAATTGAGTTGCCATTGCTCCTGCATTCCACATAGGATTATTTTTTCCCTGATCTATACTCATTTGACAAGGTATTGAACCTACTGAATCCCATAAAAACATTAAATCATAAGGTAATTTTCCTTTAGATTGTTCGTTAAGTATATCTGCAATAAATGATGATACATCTTCTATACTATTAAGAGAACTTCTATCTACATACATAAAAAATCCTTTATAGTCAAGAACTTCACCAGTATCTTCATCAACAACCTCTTCTATTTCAAAACCCATTAATCTAGCATGTTCCCAACTCCATTTCATTTCTGTAATTATGAAAATGGGCAATATCCCCATTTTTTGTGCTGATACTGCTGTTTCTAATAATACTGTTGTTTTTCCTGTATCGCTATGACCACGAACTAATGTTATATGACCCATAGGAGTACCG